CACATAGCCATCATTGCTGCCCCCGCGAGACCCCCAACATACCGCGCTGCTGCATTATTCAGAAAAGCAGCCCCTGTAGCAATGCCCTTGCGAACCAGGTAGCGCCCAGCCACACTGATGTCTCGGCCAACCTCGCTCAAGAAATTGTTCCAAAAGGAGGGGTGAGCATTATGAAGCTCAGCCACCTGCTTGTGATGGTCAATTCCTGGAGCGGGAGTGGCCGATGCACCCGTGCCGATACCAATCAATGGAGTCCACTCTAGCACTACCGTAACCCTAATGGTCAAACTAGTTCCTGCCGGGTAGCCTCTCCAGGCTACAAGGACGGAATTATTGTCTGACTGATCAGTTAGGGTAGCGCTACCGTTAACTGCCGTTGGTTGGTAGGTATGATCAAGGCCTCCCGGGAACCATACTACATTGTAGTTTCTTTTTGCGAGAACTGAGCGCGCCGTTGTCAATGTGAAGACATTATCCACTGTGTATGTACCAGTAGTACTAACCTGGTTGGTGGCTGTAACAATAGCCCCAATCTCACCAGTAATATTGTTATATGACACAGCGGAGGGAATGACTTCGACGCACGATGCAATAGGACGGAACTTGGACGTGCTAGTTCCAATAAAGGTTCCAGCAGGCCCAACCCCCGTCGCTGGAGCAATCGCAACGTTTGACGACGCATTTCCATTGTAAAAGTAAGTGTTTGCAGCGGGCGAGTACATAAAGAACCCTGCCGTAAAGCCAGCAGTCACATTCACAGAAAAGTCTGCGTTAAACCTCTGTACGATTCCTCTCTCCCCTCCATATGGAGAACAAAGGGGACCCGCACAGGGGTCTGAAACCAACTGCTGGTAATTCGAAAGTCCTTTAGGTACCACCTGCTTCATACGCTTGCTTTTAGTGCGCTGAGCTCTCTTTTTACTTTTGGTAGTTTTAGCCATCATGGTGTTCGGGGCGGAATCAAAGTCTCACCTCAGTAAAGAGAAGATGCCTGAGAATCATTGTCCCCCTCATCAGAGTACCAATCATCCTCCATCTCATCAAACCTGTCCACGGCGCTCCCCCACAGCTGTACGACTCTGCCACTCTTCAGAGTTCTATACTCGAACCCATAGTAGTCAGGGTCCATAAACTCGCTGCCACTCTCACTACCCTGATCGACCTCATACCCTGCCGCGCGCTCGAAGCCCCTCACCTTCTCATAGGTAGTTTGATACCTAGGAGGCTTAGGAGGCCCCCATCGCGCCACAGGGGGAGGGCGACCATGGTTCCTATCAGTGATAGGATGCGTGGGCTTTGGCAGCAAGATTATGCCCCTCTTAACTCCTTCAACGGGTCCGTTTATAGTTACCCCTTTCCCTACAAGATAGGAGTCAGCCTGGAGCTCTCCCTCGAAACCCCACAACTCATTGGGGTCTCGGTTGAGAGCTGCCATCAAGCCTGACAACGATTTCACGTCTTCTCCACTGACGCCCACAAAAGCATTCTCTGGGAGCCACTTCAATTCTTCCTTACCCTCCTTTATCGCCTTCCCCAACACCGTAGCTGCTGACTTGCGAGCAGCATCATAGGCGGCCCTCAACTCCTGCGGGGGTCGCCCCATAGAAATCAAGATACCTGCAAGTCTGACTGCCTCCATGGCATTCAACCGCTCCCTTTCAACCCAGAACGAATTAGGGTACTGCATCTGTCCAAGCTGACGGACTAAGTCTGCAAACACGTAGACTCGTCCCTCCTCTTGGTAGAAGCGGTACCCAATGAAGAGAAAACTCTTCTTCCCTAAAGCTTCACGGATGCTCTCTGCATCAACCATGACGAAATCTTCGAGGCGGGCTACCAAACCCATTGCCCCACCGACAACTTGCATGGCTGAGTCAAGGAGCTTCCGCAGCTCTTCTTCTGAATGAAAGAGAGTACTGTTGGTGCGTAAAGAGGCAGCCAGACTTCTTGCCAGCCGGCGCAAATAAACATCCATGATCAAATCATTAATCTTTGACTGCAAAGGAAACCCCGAGGGACCAGCATGTCTCATGCGGTACACCTGAGAATTTACAACTACGCAGCACCGCTCGCGAGCATAAGCATACCACAAAGCGGCAGCTGGCCCATCTATCTTGCGAAGCTGTTCGTAGATTCCCAGGTGTACAGCATGCGTCAGCTCGGCGTGCTGAGTGAGGTCGAAGGATGAGCAGTCAATTGAGAACAGAGCAATCTTATCTCCAACGGTGAGAGCGACAAACGAATCATCTCCCACGTGTAAATAAGCGTACCCGTCCCGCTTCAACTGATCATCCATCACCTCCACTAGCTTGTCCGCGCCACCTCGAGTCAAAGTGGCACCGATAGCCGTTCTCACCAGCTCACCACCGTCCCTGGCTCCAGCAGTCAGAGAATAATCATCAACCACCTGAGTGACCATCATGATGTTCATCAACACCTGCCGGGGGAAGACGTTATAGAAGCGCAACTCACCATTGAGCACTTTTGCCTTCTTGTAGGGATCCGCCTTGCACTTGCCCTTCAAAGCAACAAGCTTCAGAGTTTCAGGAGCGTCCTCCATGGTGCGCTTCCACGCCACCACCGCATGTAAACTGCCTTTCACAGTTCCCTTTCCCCTTTCGAACGCCTCAACAATGGACTTCCTCATCTGGGAAGCCAGATCGAATATCGGCTTGTGAGTCAACTCGTCACTCCATTTTCCGCCGACGGGATAACCATTCTCTGCATCAGGATTAACGGAAATCATCTTCCCATCACCCTCAAACACGTATGGTTGTCCCCTCAGCTCCTCAGGACAAGTCAACCCACATCGCTTCAACGACACAGCCACCTCAGCGTGAGTGATTGGCTGTGCAATCTTGCTTCCCTTCTTGGGGTAGTACTTGTTCAGGCGACCGAGGGTACTAGCGGTGCCCGCTTGAACGTACACCACATCCTCAGCTCTGCTCCTGACCGCCTCTTTGGTGACGTCTCCCCAATCATTCATTGAGCTGTAAAGAGCCCCAGCAACCAACATAGATTGCTGGGTGCGATGCCTGACAGACACCGACCCCATCTGAGCGTGGGCGAGTACACGACCCTCCTTCGCCAGACGAGCCTGGTTCTGCCCGTCCAGATTCTCT